CGGGTTTGTGTCCATCCAGATACCGCGCCAGGGACAGCCGCCGTTGCCTTTGGTTGGGTAGCGACCGACGCGGTGTGTTAATCCTTGCACGACAGCTAACGGCAGTTCTCTGGCCTCATTCACCCAGGCACCAGTCAGTTCCAGAGAGAGCAGCTTCCTGACGTCCTTTGGTTGATCAAGCGCCATGAAGATCACCTCACAGTTAATCCCAGCAGCATCACCGCGACTCGGTAACTTGATGTGGTGACTGATCGGGGGCGACCAGCGCATTGGACCCCAGACGTTCTCCGGGAACAGCTCCAACCATGTCTTAATCGTCGTTGTACGCAGCTCAGGGTAGCTGTTCCGCACGATCACGAACCGAGAGTAGCGGATGCCATCTTTTGGCGATGGCGGCTGTTTGACGGCGCGTAGCATGATCTCGGCAGCGCAGCCGTATGACTTGCCTGACCCTACCGGACCCATCAGGCCGCGCACAAACGAATCGTCATGCAAAAACTTCCAGGTTGTCGGCGCGCCAGAGAAATCTAGATCTAGACCGCCGAGGATGTCGTCAGAAGAGGTGTTGCTGGTCTTCTTCTGCCTTCTGCTGTTGGTCGACCTCTGGCTCTGGTCCGTCGCTTTGCTCGTTCGTGCCATCTTCTAATACCTCATAGGTTGTGACCGCTGGGCCTTTCATGTTGATCCCGATCACGCTTGGCCGGGAGTCGCTGTCAGAGTTTGGTTCAGTTAGTCCATGATACCTAGCTAACACGCGCAGGGCGGAAAGCTTGTCATGCATCTCAACCTCAATTGCATTGCCATATTGATTCGGCGTGACCCGAACCTTCTTGATTGCTTTCTGGACGTGCTTGGGGATATCGGAGCTGCGTAGCAGGGCCATGCCGCCAGACTCGGTCCATTGCAGCACGTCGGTAATATTCGACGCGGCGATAGCATTCAGCTCCTGTTTGACGGCTTCTTTCTCATTGGCCGACCCCAGTGCTAATGTTTTGCGGGCGTCCCGCACTGACATCTTGCTCATAGCTTTTCTGCCACCTGGATGAATGGTTGATCTTTTTCTAGCTCCCTCTGGAACTCGGCTTCCTCAAGATCGCTGATCATGTCGTTGATAAACCACGTCGCCTTTTTCAGATCATCCTTGCCGCCTTTCTCCTTCCAGCGCCAGAGATACTTGATCGCTGATCCTGTCTCAAAGGCTTCGGCGCCGGATAGATTTTGCACCGCTGCCTTGATTGCGTCGATGCATTCCATGCCGTCGCGCTGGTAGTGGCTTGGGTTGATTGTATCTTTCATTTTATGTCCTCCAACGAAAACCGGAAAAATTTTGAGAGCAACCCCCCCGCTAGGCATCAGGCGCCCCCGGGGGCATAGGTGCCTTTATTGGGCGGGCGGGATTTTTTTTTGCACAGAGCCAGGCATTGTGCAGCGCACAAGTTTTAACATAATAATGATTACGCGACATGACGCTCTCCGTAAGTCATTGATATTGCTAGCCTTCCCGAACCTGTGGATAACTGTGTGCAATTATTGATCAGATTGATCATTTCTTGTACAGCCCAGACCACTTTGCAACCTGGTCGAGAGTCAGTGGCGGCGTGCGTCCATTCTTCAGTGCGTCCTTTGTAGCTGCAATGGCTGCATCACGCACATTATTGACTGTAACTCCTTGATTATGCAGGACTTTTGCTGCTTGATAGCTGGGTTCCGACAGTCGAGTGATGCCGCTGGTGCTTTCGATCGCTTGCTTGAATGCGTGTGCTAGTAACTGGTAGCTCTTGTTTTCATCCCCCAGACCCCCTGTTCTCTTTTGTGCGACATCAGGCAGCGCAACATCCATCACGGCTCTGTCATCAACGATCGCTGCAACAGGCGACATGAACTGCTCCTTGGTTGGCAGTAGATCGTTGCCATTGAACAGCACCTGGTATCTGTTCGTCATCCTAACGCCCTTCTTCTTGACGCCTTTGGGATAGTCCTTAGCCTCCAGTCTTCTGACATAGCCAGCCTTGACCAGTCTGGTGATGTGCCGTGACACAGTCTCTCTCGCCACACTGAGGTGACGACCAAGTGTTAGTAGCGACGGGAAGCAAATGCCATGACCATTAGTGTGGATGCACAGAGCAGCTAACACCTTGAGTGATGTTGGGTGCAATGAGTCATCTTGTACGGCTCGTGCAGGAATGATCGAGTACACCCTGGTGTTTGGCTTTTCCTTTGGGTAGTCCTTTACCCTCATCGTGTTAGAAAGGGATTTCGTCATCTAACTGCTCCGAGTTGTGCTTGAATTGTATGTTCTTAACTGTGGCACCAGGAAACGCAGCCTTGATGCCGTCAGCATCCTTCACACTGCCAGCCTCTATGATCCTGACTATCTCATCCAGCTGATAGACGACCGGGTCTTTTCCTTTCATCAGCGGAATGACTCGCTGCATATCCATGTGGTCCGACACAAAGTAATAGTTTCTCTTGTTGATCCTAGCCTGAAGATAGAACACGTCGTCTGGCTTATTGCTGCCACTGATCTCTGCGTCGATAGCGTGCAGCCCTTTGACAAGGTTCGCACACATATCAACAACCACTCCCGCTTCACGGGAACGTATCGCATCAAGATACCGTCTCCTAGCTGACTGATACTTCTGTGCTAACTCAGGCGATGCCATGCTATGCCAAGTGTACCAACCCCACTTCTTATTCATCCTCTCTTCAGCTGCAATAAAAGACTGCTGAGCTGCATCCCAAGGTTCGACTCCAGGATGAATGTTTGTCTGTTTTCTATAAGCCATTTTCTACCCCTCTAGCTCCGCACCAAAAAGCGCACGCACCGCACGCACCCTACTGTGGGGTGCTGTGCGTGCTATGTGTCCGAGTGCGTGCTGTTTATGTGCGCTTGATGTGCGCTTAACGCTACAAGCCAGTAACCACGGGGCTTTCAGCATCCGCACATCAATGTGCGCTTCAATGTGCGCCATGTGCGCCCCCTATAATTGTCTCATCTTTGAATCGCAGCTCTTTGCCGCCATTTGAG